GTGTTGCCAGTCATGGCCGTCAGGTACTTGGCCCACCTGGCTGCTTCCTCGAAGCTCTCGGCATCGCGCGTGGACTGCCAGCCGTTCTCTCGGCCCCATGGACCTTCCTTCGGGTATTCATTCGAGACCTGGCAGATGAGACCGCTGCTGAACTTGATGTACTTCAAGAGGAGCTCCGTGGTGTGTTGATGCTGCTATTTTACACTACTTGAGCAGGTTGCACACAGTAGAAGTGTAACAGGTTACATGTCTGGCGAGATTATGAGAAACGAGATAAAAGGCTGTTGCGCTGTGCCAGAACCTGTGCATCAGAAAGAGCAAAGTTGAAGAACTGCATGACTCCATACCTTCCTGGGGCTTGCGTTGTACCATTGCCGAATCGCGTCCCACCTAGCGGGGATGTATTCATACATGAAATGGCCGAGCCTGAAAAAAATGACATAGTATCATTTGTACTTCCAAGAGGATTTCCTTGAAAGAAAAATGTTCCTATTCCGCTTTGACGCCTATATGCCACGTGATACCATGCTGCTTGGTTTGCCGCATTGCCGCTACCTGGTGAATATGTTCCTGCACCGGCAACGTTCCAAACATTAATACCACCGTTCCAGGCGGGCTGGCTATTTGGACCAATCATTCTAATAGCCCCAGTTCCGCCCATAGCTTCTATGCCGGTATTACCATTTCCATTTGTGTTCCAACCAACAATTCCGCCGTCACTTCGTGTTGCCCCACAAGAAAACCATGCCATGATAGTAAAGTCAACTGTCCCTGTTATCGGGCTTGGCGTTATAAGTCTGACAGAAGATCCGTTACCTGCAATTGTGCCACCATTGTTGGGGTGATAACCAACTGCGCTAATTCCACCGGAAAATGTCCATGTGGCGTTACTACCACTTGAAGTATCTACGAAACTTAGTACTCCGCCACCCCAGTTAGCCGGGTCCATTATTAGATTGCCATTTCCAGGAAATGGCACTGTTGGCAGTCTCTTGCTGCCAAACGCGAAAGCACCGCCAGCAAATGAATTATACCGTGGCATCTTAGAACCTCGTGATGGTGGCAAGAACCAGCCAGTTTGGCGACCCGCGCTTGATAATCGAAAAGGTGTAGACATCAATGCTGTTGACGTTACCGGCGGTGGGGGCGGTACCGCCTGCCCAGCGAATGTTGCCAGAGGTAATAGTAGTCCCATCTACCTGCACCCCAGTTACATAGTATGCAGGGTTTGCATTGGTCACCATGAACGTGCAGGTGATAGACTGGTTCGTGGCGACAAGCGTGTTCAGCGTGGTACCAGAGTTCCCACGGAAGTTCACCACCATGTCGGTCGTCGCGTTCCCGGTCGAGTACTGAATGGCGCCGTTTAGCAGCTCATAATTGTAGGTTGCTGGAAACACGCTGCCAGAAACATTCGCGCGCTCAATCGTTTCCTCAATTGTCGTCGTGTTCTGAAACGTCCAGGTGCCGGTAACCGTGAAGTTTTGTGCTGCATTGAAACCGCCAGCGGCAGGCGCCGAAGTCCAAGTTGTTCCATTACTTGTCAGCACATTGCCTGTTGCGCCTGGTGCCACAAAAGTTGGTGTGGATGTGCCGGCGCCAAGAATTACGTTATTTGCCGTAAGTGATGACAGGCCAGTTCCACCATTGGGCACTGTCACTAGTTCGCTTGCGCCTGCTCCTACTTCTGTCCAGGTAGTTCCATTATAGACGAAAAATTTATTATCGGTTGTTCTAAAGAACAGTTCGCCAGGATCTGGTGAAGATGGAAATGAGGTCCCTGTCGCAATAGCCGCGTTTTCTATTCTTGAGCCTTCTACTAGGCGTAGTCCGTCAGTAAGCATGTTTGTTCCCTATTGTCACAGTAGTTGACCAACTGTATTTATGAAAGTATGTCCTAAACTATGAATGGTACGGGTTCATCACCAAATTGGTCATTCTCATCACTAGGGTCAATATATTCATTGACTTGCTTGAATGCTGCATCGTTCCACTCTGATAGTCTTTTTAATAAGCGTACAATGCCAACAGTTGCCATAACTGCATCATCTGTCGTGCCACTTTTGGCTTCATAGGAGCCACCTTTAGCAACAAAGTTCTTCAATTCAAATATCAGGTGCTCAGATTTTAACTGCATTCCATTTCTTGTTTTTTCTACTAGCTGCTTCAGCTGCAGGCAAGACAGAATTTTAGTGCGACCTGTTGTGTAGATGCCGTACTTACCAGGAGCATCGCAAAATAGCTCAGCATACTCAGGCTGCTTCTCGTCATTAGCATATAGAGCCGCCAGTGCTTCACCAATGCCATTACGCTCAAATGTCCACACTACCTCAGCTCTGCCTTTACCAGCACCATCTGACAGCTTATTGACAATCCATTTTAGCTTGGCGTAAAGCAGAGGAATAGTAACCGTGTTAGAGCGAAATTCAGCGACTTGCGTTAAACTTGGGAATTCAAAGACCTCGATGACAGAGAAGTCTTTTGCTGCGCCAGTTGCCGGGTCGCATGCTACTAAGTACGTTTTACCGACCCCACCAAGCTGTTCTTCTGGTACCCAAAACTTGAATCCCATATCTTCTCTCAGTGCTATCTCAGGCATTATCTGCTGAAGCTTCATAGAGTCCACTAACAGCGCGTCTGAGGATAGGAATTCGCACCCGACCTCCTGGCGGCACTTTAAAAGACCTAGCTGAGATACCATTAGGTCCCAGTACTCATCTGACCGCTCTGGATGCTCGCGCCAATGCACTTGAAAGGGAACATAACCATTCTGCCCCGACATCGCGCCTCGCCACAAAGTTGCAAAAAGTTCAGTGTCGCCATTGGGGGTTGAACTAATAATGGCTGAACCACCAGTAGACAGAGTTGGTGAAAGTGATGCCCACATTTCCTCTTGAATGCGCGGCTGAATAAATGCTAACTCGTCCAGATAAATCTTTGTAAGTGAAAGACCGCGACCAGTCTTTTCTGTTGTTGCTTCACTTAGCACTCGACTGCCATTGTCAAGTTCTAGATTGTGCCGGTTGTAGTACTTCACGCCCGGTTTTATCCAGTTAGGCAGTTCCTCATACGCAAATCGGATGCGGGCAGCAATCTCTAGCGCGTGATTTTGGTTCTTTGATGCAATCAAGAGGGTGCTGTCCTTCATGAACATTGCGTACCAAAGAAGGTACATGGCCACTGTCAAGGTCTTGCCACACTGTCTAGGCTGCAGAGTAATAACGAAGCGGTTCTCGTGCATTTGGCGCACGAATCTTTCTTGGTACTCGTACATGTCAAAGTTGATAGTACCCTTAGTTGGGTGCTGCACCTTGACATAGTTCCTCATGAAATAGATAGGATCTTTCTTGCAGCGCGTAAGTTCTAAGATGCGCTCGGGCGTGTATTCATCTTCAGCGAAGGCGCGCTTGATCTGCGGATTCTTAGCCATGTTCTTCTTCAAAGAGAAAATCGTGTACTAATTTCACTGTACGCGCGTGCAACAGCACTTCAAAATGATTAGCTTTAACTTCTTGCTTGCGACCAAATGGTAATGCCTTTTGACTACTAATTGTGACAATGCTGTCATTAGGTTCAGGAGACATTGGCAAACTACCACCAGATGAATAGATGCTTAGCGTTGGTACTTGTAGTTTAAGTTGCTTGATTAGTTCTATCTTAGGGGCAGTAGGAGTCAAATCTTCTAAGACCTTAGGATGTCCCGGCCACCAGCGCAAAGTGCCGGCGACCTTAGAGCCCGCAAATGGCGTGGAAATTGCTACTAGCCCGTCAACTCTATCAGCATGCTCTGCTGCCATGAGTGTTGCTAAAAGACCACCAAGTGAATGTCCAATTAAGCAGAAATGACCCTTGGGCAACTGTACTCGAACTTCTTGCATGCTATCGCGCAAAGGTTGGTGACTGTGATATGTTATAGGAAACACATCATGCTTTGGCAACTTTGACTGTATAAAGTTGAAAGAATGGTGGCTTGAGTTAAAGCCATGCACATATGCTATCTGCATCTTAATATCCTTCTAGACATAGTATTTACTGCCGGACCGACAGTATTAAACCTCATTGGGCTTACTAGACTTAAAGCAAAGGATATAGTCACCACTTGCATGCTTCTTGAGAACGAGCAGCGTGTCATCTTCATGATTTATCTGGAACCATGAATCCTCAAACCGCCACACCGAGGAGTCCCCATCCTCAGTGTAGTACACGCGGTACTACTGTTTCCCCATCTCATTATTTTCTATCGTAAGAGATGTGATAATAAAGTAGTCGGGTGTGTTGTTCTTTGCGATTTTGTTGTTTCAGATAGTAAGATAGGTATAGACATGCTTTCCACTGTTGAGCACCTTGTTAACCATTGTCTGCACAAATGGCGCTGTAGCTTCTTCAAAGAGCTCATTTGCCTTCACCGTGGGTTATGTCCCCATACCTTAAGCGCTAACAGTTTACGCGTTGGCTCACCGTTTTCATCATATAGCGGCCCAGCAACACCCTTCATACGGCTAATAAAGCTAACTTGCTTACCAGCCCAGCGCCACATCTCAGGAGTCCAGTCCTTAACAGCAGTTTGCTTCATTCGCATTATCCACTTTGCGGACTGGCGGCCAGTGTTGATGCCCAGCTTTGCCGCTTCATTCTGCTTCATGCCCGGGTGCTTCTTTGGGTCTTTCTTGGCAAGCTCAAGCTGATGGTTTAACCAGTTGTCAAGGCTTTTGGCAGACATATTCACCAATTGGCGCCATCTAGCATACAGCGCCTGGCGCCGTCTCTTCTCGCCCTCAGTAATTTCCTCGATTAGAAGTTCGGTTACTTTCATTGCTTTAAGTGATAAAACACATTATCCATTTTTAGTGAAGGCCTCGGCATCTTTAAGTATCTTTGTCCAAACTTCCTTGATTGATTTACCTTCTCGTATCTTAGTATGTCTAACTAATGACCCCCACCATGCGCCGCTCCATGGCGCATCCCTGTCTAGTTCGTCTTCACTATAGAACAAGCGAATAGACTTATGGTCTTCAGTATTTGGAAGTCTGCACTCTAGGTAGGTTGCTTTTCCTGGCTTAGTACTTGCTACAAGCGCGCACTTAACCCCCTGTGCTGATAACATCTTTTCTACCATGCGTAGCATGAAGAGGATGCTTTCACTATTTTCACTTAGCGCGTGAGGGGGGTCCCCAGACTTGCGGGATGGTCCAAATGCACACGATGAAGATAAAATTTGAAACAGCGTCATTCGTCTTTTGCAATTTGGGCGTCATAAAACTTGTGTTTTGACTGGTCAATTTTGCCTGTCTTTTGGTCTATCTTGCCCCCATAGTTTATAGATTGTCGTTCAACGCGATGGTACAGTTCAAGCATGGATGCTAGAATGGTTTTGTAACTATATGGCTTCTCAGGATTAGTTCCGTCAAGAAGCTCAAAATTGTCATTAGCCTTAGCATCGCGTTTCTCATCACGAGCAACTGGCGGTGCAGGCCAGGAATTGCTAGCAGCGATAACATGCTTTGAGTTTAATTCCGAGAATTTCACGCTAGGTTCTCCATCTTATAGCGAATGCGAGAGACCTCACCTTGTAGTTCTTGATATTTATTAATCAAGAAGCCCTCAGGTGGAAGATGCACTTCATAGTCGAGCAAAAATGAATCTAACTGCTGAATAAATTCCACTGGGTCTTGCTCACTCCAAACATTTGGCTCACTCATTGGAACATGTGCTTCTGTGCCATAGCGACCCATGTACATCTCCATGATGGCATCAGTCAAATCATCAAGCTGGTCATAAAGTTCACCAAGTGCTAGATGCATAGAAAATGAGCGCACCTTCCAGTGCCACATCTTAGCAACATTCTGTGCCTTTAGAAGATGCCCCACCAAATTCGCCATTACTTGGTCTGCTACATCTTTATCCATTTTCAATTCCCTTTTTATCCCAAAGGTCCTTATCTACCTTACGCGCAGGACCTCCTACAATAAAGCTATTTACGCGTCCCATTGCCCACTGGTGCTGTGAAACTCCCGGGCGATGTCCTGTTCTCCACGCTGCTAACCCACGGTTATAAACTGCCCGTAGCGTTCTCAGCGGAATGTTAGTCTTCTCTGCCTTGTTTTTCAAAGCAGTATCAATATTGCTTTCTTTCATTAACTTAGAAAATTTCAGGTGCGTTTCATTTTTTTGGTTTGCAATGTGCTCCAACCAGTTGTCAATATGCAGTTTTTGTGCCAATACCCAGTCAACTCTTCCATTCACGCT